CTTACGTCATCACGTCTAACGTGGAAGTTCGAATCTCTTCGGCTTTCCACTGGGTGAGCTTTTAAGCCACCATCTAAGACGTTGGGTGCTGTACGTGCAACGCGCGCCCCTTGGTAAAGGGCGTACGGTAAAACAGCACTACCAGATAGAGGCCGACGAACAGCCTCACCAACAATTGTCCAAAAGGAAGTAACTTCCCATTGGCGTTGTTTGTACCGACGATCGGCTTTTGGCCGAGAATCAGTTATCAGATGACCGTCTCCGTATCCATCAGGGCCGTAGTTCTGAAGCTCTTTTGGAAGGAGGTTTTTCAATCGGCGAGCTGTTTTCTTAAAGCAAGCAGAATCGCGACGTGCAACATTGTTATGCGCACTCGTGATAGCCTGATAAGAACTCGTTTTTTGAAAGTAAGGTCGCACGTTACATCCATCGAAATAGTCTCTTCCACAGGACTCCCTAAAGGAGCCGTTAAGGAAGGACTTGCTTGCACTGACTTCAAACCCCAGTTTCTCAAGAAGGGTTATGGTCAATGGGGCACAATCTGTGGGAACGACCAAGTCGTCACCATAGGCTGATACCACGAACGGGCTGTTAAGGTGTTCTTTAACAGCAAGCGAAACGCTAAAAAACAACAGCGTTTCCAACTCAAACGTATAACCATTTCCCATCGACGAAAACTTCGCGAAGGGGTACGTTTGTCCGTCGTACGTAAAGGTCGGAGACCTGCACGTCGCAAGCATAAAAAACCAATCGTAGGGCAGCATTTCGCGTATAACTTCATACGAGATGAGGTCGGAAGCGGATTTCAAATCAAGAGTAGCGAGGTCAGTTCGAGTAATCGAACCGAGCCTAGCCAGCTCTTGGTTAAAATCCTGACTATCCAAATTAACCCCAAACCGTTTTAGTCTTTTGCGAATGTGTCGCCCGTAACCTGTCTGCACGAAGCTATTGAACAATGGCTCAATGCAGATAGGTCGATCGGTTTTCGCATTCTTTGGAACGAAGGAGAGTCGACTACCCGGAACCACTTCCCACCCAAACAAGGGCGTGAAGGGGCCGACTACGTCATCGTCAGGTATCCCTGACGTGACCATGTCCCAGCGGGGTCTCGGTAGGCCGTTAAACCGTACCATCGTCAACAAATCTGCGGTTATACTTCTAACGGCAGAAAGCTTGTCGTAACTGCTAGTTTTTGTTATCTTCAATCCGACGTTTCCGCCGGGTCCGAAGTAGCAATCAAGTGCATCTAACTCCGGTACTTCGCCTAAAATTGACTGGATAATCCGAGTGGCTCTATAAATTACAGGCCACTCTTCGTCGCTAAATAGCGATCGAAAGCCAAGGGTACGTACCTTCATGTTGATGCGTCGACACATCTGCTCGCAACGAGCGAACTCTTCCGCTGCTACACGGGTTGTATTAATTCCCGTGTCTAGCCCGTCGTACTTCGAAAAAAGCTTAACACACTGATAATCCAAGAAGAACTTTCTCGGATCCGAATAGTCAGCTGGGTCGACCTTTAGGTCACAATAACCCTTATGATCTCCGTACTTTAGACGCAACCATGCGCTCAAAGCAATCGGTGTGTTAGCTTCTTCAAAGACGGGTAGCCAAGCGTCAAGTATATCGTTAAAACGAGTGCTACAGGGTTTCTGAAAAGAAATACCTTTGTGACGTTTGCGTTGCATTTCACGTGCTCCTATGAAAATAGAGGGCTAGAACCGCCCGTTAGTACGGGTAATCGCGGTTTTTAATCGCGTTTTGGAATACGGCGTGAGCCGTAAGGTTCTTGACGTACGCTGCGAGGTTGTCACGCTCCGCCTGGGTACTCCGGCGGTGAATGATAACTTCAACTTTGATACGTCCCGTGTAGGCAACAGTCGGACCCGGAGTAAAGCCGGAAGCGGCCGCGCTCAGAGCTTCGAGAGTGGGAACATCGAGGTTGAAAGTTACCTTGTCAACCTCGCTGTCCGGTTTATCTGCGTTGTGTTTTGCACGCAGAACCGGGAAACCACTGACGATGCCTGTGACGGTGTCATTCCACGCACTATCAACGCCCTCCTGGTGGAGGGGGGTGAAGTTGTGGTTGACGGGCGAAACCTGGCCGTCAGCCAGGACGATAGTTGCTATAGCAGCCATCTAATAGTACCTCAAAAGGAAGTTAATGAGAGTGGGGTATCCCCCGGTTTACTCTAAGCGAGTAGCTGACGGTGTTATTTACCTAGCATTGTAACCCTTAACAGAGCAAGAGCTTTCAATGGTCGGTCGGACCCCATTGCCTCAGGATTGAGGCGAAAGGGACCCGGTCGAGATGGACTAGAGATCGAAGCGCGTGTAAACGCGACGGTCTTTTGTTCGCCCCAGCCTGCGCCCTGGATAATGGTGTAACGGCCAGTCGTTGGACTGACTTTGCTACGACCCATTATAGTGTAGTTACGATCAACCGTGTCAAGGATTGAGCGGGTTCCACTAATGAACTGAAGGCCCTGTAGGGCACTCAGCGACTCCAGGTAATTTCCTATCGGTGCGAACCAATCGACTACAAAGCTAAAGGGTAACAGATCCCATGCCAAAAGCGCGGGATTAGTCAAGCCTAAAGCTGAAGCAGTTCGAAGAGTTTGGTTAGCGACTCGATATTTGCAGATGTAGGAAACTCGGTACCTGCGAACATTTTCGCCAGCAGGTAGAATACGCAGAGTCGTATTAGCATCCGGATAGGATGGCTTGATACGATACTGGTACTCCGATTTCCCAACAGCCGAAGCACGGATAGTAACATCTTCCGGCTTCTTCTGGTTGCGGTTTGCCAAATCCTCCGCAGACGTGTGAATGTCTGAGAGGAGTGGTTTCCATCCATACTGCATCTCCAAAAAGGCCGACGCAGCAAACCGTGAATGGTCCGCACGACGGACGTTGCGGGAGGAATTGTGAAGTTGCCTCCCCCGTTTATCGAAGGACATTGACAGTGCGTTGTAAGCACCATAAACGTCCAGCCTTTTGAGACGCCGGTAAGCGTTCGCAAGACGTGTAGCCGTCGTTGTCACTAAGCCAAAAGTTTTTCTTGACTCAGCTGCCATCAAACCATAGTCAGACCGTTCGGAGCTGGCTTTACGCCAGAACTTATCCAGAGCTTTCTGCACTATCGCTTCGGTAGAAAATACCGGGGCAATGATGTCATAGGCCGTGGCGTAGTCTGTAACAATTTCACCGTAAGCACTTGAGATCACGAGATCGCTAGGATTCGCTCTCTGCTTGAGTGTTGAGGTGAATAAGGGAGTTAACACTCTCGAGATAGAAAGAGTGTATGCGTTCATCGGTAGCGGTTGGCCGAGACGAGTCTTTGCAGCAAAGTTTGGGGTATTAGCCCCGACCTTGTTAAAAGACTCACTCCGAACAGTTACAAGAACCCCATTGTGGGGTCTTGGTTTCTGCTCGATTTTGGACCAGCTCGCTGACGACATAACGCCTCACTTTATAGTTTTAAACCTTTCTTATACTCGGTGAATCTGCAGAGTATTTC